AACCCCTTCACCACCACCGCGGGCTCGGCGCTGGTGAGCTGTCAAATGGTCGCGCACGGCCTGACGCAGGATTCGGTGCTGATCGTCGGCAATGGCCCGACCGTCAACGGCATCGCCATGACCGGCGGCTTCCCGGTCACCTCGATCACCGATGCCAACAATTTCGTGGTCGACACGCAGGGCGATGGCGCCAGCGGCTCGGGCGCCGGCGGCGGTACCGGCGTGACGTGGACGGCCAACAAGCTGATCGATGGCTCGCCGTCGTGCTGGGGTGTGTGGGACGAGCAGATCAAGTTCGACACCGCGTTCGACCAGGCGGCGGTGTGCAAGCTGCCGTACTTCCGCCAGCCCTTGCTGCTGTCGGCCAGCAACCAGAGCAATTTCCTGACCAATCGTTATCCGAACCTGCTGCGCGTCGCCTGCCTCGCCGCGGCCGCGCAGTTCATGAAGGACGACGAGGAGTTCAACAAGAACGTGCAGGTGCTCACCAATCTCGCCAAATCGATCGCCTCCGCCGATGACCTCTCCTATCGCGGCGCAACCTTCGGAACGGACACTCCCTAATGGTCGCAGATACCTATTCGTCACGGGTCGGGCTCATCAAGCAGAGCACCGGCAACAACAACAACTCGTGGGGCGACACCTTCAATTCGTCGTTCGCCGATCTGCTCGACCGCGCGCTGTGGGGTATCGACAGCCATGCCGTGACCGGCGGCACGCTCGATCTTTCCACCGGCACGCTGCCGCCGTCCGGCCCGTCGCCGGTTGCCGGTGCGACCCAAGTGTTCACCGGCACGCTGACATCGACCGAGACCGTCACGTTCCCCTCGATCGCCGGCAAGTGGACCATCTTCAACAACACGTCCGGCGCCTTCTCGCTGCTGCTCAAGACCAGCGGCATGGCCACCCCGATCCAGATTCCGCAAGGCAAGTTTGTCGACGTCATCTGCGATGGCACGACGCTCTACCGGCAGGATCGTGACGTTGTCGGACGAGCTTACTTCTCGGCCGGTGGCACCACTCAGATCGGCGGCCTGGAGATGAACGGCGCCTCGCTGCTGCGGGCAGATTATCCGGATCTGTTTACGCAGATCGGGACGCTCTATGGCGCTCCTGACGGGACGCATTTCAGCCTGCCGAACCTCTACGATACCGGGCGCTTCATTCGCTCGCGCAGCGCTTCAGTCACCTATGGCACCTCGCAGTCCAATCAGAACGCCGCGCACACCCACACCATCACCGGCGCACCTGGCGCTGGAAGCTATGTGACGGACAGTCAGGGGGCGCACAGCCACACGGCAAACGTCACCGATCCGGGCCACTATCACGTTTATGCCATCAACACAAACCAGAACAATCTTTGGGGTGGTGGTTCGTTCGGCGGCTATGTCAACCAGACCACGACCAACACCAGCTCATCGACAACCGGAATCAGCGTTTCAATCGTCAGCGCCGGCGCGCATACCCACACCGTCACCGGATCGGGCAGCGTTGGCACGCTCGCGACCGCGTCTTCAGGCGGCACCGAAGCCCGCCCCGAAGCCATCGCCATGATTGCCTGCATCCTGTACTGATGTCGCAGATTCAGGAAGTCCCGATCAAGGCGCCGCCCGGCGTCATCAAGACCGACAGCTTGCGCGCGATCGAGGGGCGCTGGTCGGACACGACCAACATGCGCTTCGTCCATGGGCTGCCGCAGAAGATCGGCGGCTGGGTCAAGGGATACGCCACCCCGACCGACGGCACGCCGCGGACGCAGCACGCCTGGCGCGACCGCTCGTTCAATGCCTATTATGCTGTAAGCACCTACAAGAAGCTCTATGTCTACGATGCGAACGGCGCGCAGAACGACATCACGCCGTATCGATCGCAGGGAACGCTGGGCAACAATCCGTTTTCGGTGACCAACGGCTCCAATCTGGTCACGGTGACGCATGCCACCCATGGCTTGAGCGTCGGCGACCTCATCACGCTGGCAGGCTCAACCGCGGTTGGAGGCATCACGCCGAACGTGACGCAGGTGCCGGTCAACACCGTCATCGATGCCGACCACTACACCTATCTGTTCACCTCGAACGCAACCTCGACCGCGACGGGCGGCGGCGCGGCCGTCACCTACAAATACGAGATCCCAATCGGTGTCGAGCTCGGCGCCTATGGCTATGGCTGGGGTGTCGGTGGCTGGGGTCTCGGCACCTGGGGCACCGCGCGCTCGTCCTCCACCGTCTTCATCGAGCCGCGCGTCTGGTCGATGGATCATTTCGGCACGCTGCTGCTTGCGACCTACAACGGCGGCACGCTGTACCAGTTCGACCCAACGCAGGCGCAGCCGTGGCCGCGCGCGACGCTGGCTTCAAGCGATCCCGGCATGCCGACCAACATGCGCGCCATGTTCGTCACGCCGGAGCGCTTCGTCATGGCGCTGTGCGACGGCATGCAGGTGGCATGGCCGAGTCAGGGCACCATCAACGACTGGACGCCGACGCTGACGAATACGGCGAACATCCGCACCCTGACCGAGGGCACCAAGCTGGTCGCAGGGCGCGTGCTCACCGACTTCGTGTCGCTGGTCTGGACCGACGCCGCGCTCTATCGCTTCCAGTACACCGGCGCCACCTACATCTACGCCTCGTCGATGGTCGGTAAGGATTGCGGCCTGGTCGGGCCGAATGCCTGCATCACCATCTCCGGCGTCGCCTATTGGATGGGCCAGGACAATCTGTGGACCTACAATGGCGTCGTGCAGCCGATGGCCAATGTCGAGGACATTCGCAAGTGGCTGTTCGACCAGATCGACATCAATCTCGGCTATCAGTCGAACGCGATCTACTCGCCGAAGAACAACGAAATCTGGTTCTTCATTACACCGACCGGCCAGACCAACCCGACCACCGGTGTCATTTACTCGATCGATCAGCAGTGCTGGGCGCCATTGTATTTCGGCCGCTCCGGCGGGTCGCACTTCACGCAAGGCGACACCCGGCCCTACATGGGCGACGGTGCCACCAACTACATCTATCAGCACGAGAACGGCCTCGATGCCGATGGTGTCGCGCTGCCCTATTCGATGACGCTGGCGCCATACGGCCTCACCAAGGGCGGTCATTACTCGATCCTGTGCGAGTACATCGTCAACGACTTCAAGGACCAGATCGGCGACGTCACGCAGGTCACCACCGCCTATGACCGCATGGACGCGGCTGCAATCGACAGTTCCACCGACACCATAGCGGCATCCGATGCCGAGCCGATCGATGTGCGCGTGAGCGGGCGTTACATCGGCATTACCATGTCCGGATCGGCGCTCGGATGCTACGTCCGCCTCGGCCTGCCGGTCGCCTTCATCCGCCGCCTGGGAGACCGAAGTTGAGGAAGATCAGTCAGGTCACGCAAAACAAAATCGCGATGCTCTCGCCGGAGTTGCAGGCGATCTTTGACGAGATTTTCCGCGCCTCGAACGAGAACGACACGGTCGACATCGCCAACGCCTTCAACATTCCCGCAACCGGCACCTACACCGCAACGAGAACGCTCAATGTCACAGCCCCAACCCTTGCCAATGTCGTCGCCGTCCTTGCCACCCTCCTCGAAGACCTCCAGCGCGGCGGCACCAACCGCAACACCTGAGATCACGGTCCGCTTTGCCGAGACCGATCACGACGCGGTCGCGATCCATCGCTTCCTGCTCGTGGTGGCCGGTCCGGCGATGCGCTGCCCGGTCAACCCGGTCAAGAGCTTCGAGGAGGTGTGCCGGGTGATCGCCCAGGAGGCGGCCCTGATGGCCATTACCGACGGCTTCCTCGTCGGCACGCTCGGTATCATCAAGCCGACATGGTGGTACGGCGATGGCGACTTCCTCACCGACCGCTGGCATTTCGTGCTGCCCGATCATCGCCACGGCGCGGTCGACAAGGCCCTGATGGAGGAGGCTTATCGGCTCGCCGGCGATGCCGGGCTGGAGTTCATCGACCAGGGCAAGATCCGCGAAAGGCGTGGAAAACTCCTGATGTTTCCGCGCGTCCACACCCCATCGGGTACCCTGTCGAATCACTTGAAGGATTGATCTGATGTGCTTTGGCCAGCAACAGACCGGGGAAAAGGTCACCACCTCGACGCCCAACCCGGCCGTGGCGGCCGCGGCCACCGGCAACATCGATTTCGTGAAGAACCTCCAGTCGCAGGGTTTCACGCCTTACAGCGGCCAGCAGGTCGCGGGCTTCTCGCCGCAGCAGCAGTCCTCGTTCGACATGACCAACGCCGTCGCCAACAACGGCACCGGCGATCAGGCCAAGTCGCTCATCAACCAGTATTCCGGCGCCCCGGCGCAGTCGGTCTCGGCCGACACCATCGCCAACAACATGACGCCGTACATGAACCAGTACGTCATGCAGGCGCTGGCGCCGCAGCTGCAGCAGTTCGACGTGCAGGCGGCGAAGACCCGGCAGGCGACCGACGCGACCGCGACCGGCTCCGGCGCGTTCGGCGATGCCCGCACCGGCATCGAGCAGGCCAACAACTCGTTCCTGTCCAACGTCGCGCGCGAGGGCCTGATCGGCAACGCCTACAATCAGGCGTTCAACACCGCGATCGGCGCCGGCGCCACCGACGTCGGCAACAAGCTCAACGCCGGCACCACCAACGCCAACCTCGCCGAGACCGCGCTCAACCGCTCCCTGGGCGGAGCGACGGCGCTGCAGGGCCTGCAGAACCAGCAGCTCGGCGTCGCCGGTGCGCAGAACACCATGGGCGCGCAGCAGACCGCGCAGCAGCAGGCCGACCTCACCGCGCAGTACAACCAGTGGCTCATGGCGCAGCAGTACCCGTTCCAGACGGCGCAGCTGATGAACCAGACCGTGGCGGCCGGCTCTGGCGCGATGCCGGCGACGCAGACCGCGACCACGTCGGCGCCGGACAATTCCGGGCTGGCGCTGCTCGGCTCGCTGGGCTCGGCCTTCCTGTTCTCCGACATCCGGTTGAAGGAGGACATCGCGGAGGTCGGCGAGCTCCACGATGGCACGCCGGTATTCTCCTATCGCTACAAGGGCGATCCGACGCCGCAGATCGGCCTCATGTCGTTCGACGTCAAGCGCCGCCGCCCGGATGCGGTGCGGCGCCACCCGTCCGGCTTCGAGATGGTCGATTACAGCAAGGCCACAGAGCGCTCGCGCCTGATGGCCATGGCAATCTGAGGGGGCGGCAATGGGTATCTTCGACTGGCTGAACGAAGCGATCGGGGGCTCCGGCTCGATGCTGCCGCCGGAGCAGACCACGAATGGCCTGCGCCCGACCCCGGCGCAGACCTTCCAGCGCCCGGAGTTTGCCGGCCAGCAGATGCCACCGATGCCATCAGGCGGTGGCATTGGCAGCGACGCCATGGCCGCGCCGCAGCAGCCGCAGGCCATGCCGCCGATGGGCCCCGACAGCCTGCAGAACCCGACCGGCGGGCCGGTCCCGCTGCCGATGGCGCGGCCGCCGGGCGCTGACGCGGCGCCGGCCACTCCCCCCACCCCACCGATCCCGCCGAATGCTCCGCCGACCGGGGGCGTCGACGCCCCGGGCGCCGTGAAGTCATATCAGGCCGCGGGCGGCACCATGATGACCCCGGGTGCGCCTGATATTCAGGTCGCAGGGCAGGGCCCGCAGGCGCGCGGCATTCTCGGCCGTGCGCTCGGCATGGACCCTAACAGCGAGCGGCGCCTGTCCGGCGGCCTCGCGCAGGGCCTCAAGGCGGCCGGCAATTCGTCGGGCAAGTCGCCGTTCCAGGCATTTGCCTCCGGCGCCGGCGCCACGCTCGAAGGCGGCGACCAAGCCGACGACAAGACCGAGGCGAAGCAGACCAAGTATCTCGACCAAGCCATCCGGGCGCTGAAGTCCGGGGATGAGCGCGAGCTCGCGGTGGCGCGCACCAAGCTGCTCGAAGCGCAGACCAAGATGACGCTGCAGGGCAAGATGGGCAAGGACAGCGTCATGAACTCCGACGCGCAGCTTTATCTGCGCGCGGTCGGCGCGACCAATGCCGACGGCCCGCTCAAGCTCTTGCGCAAAGCCTATGACGATGCCGTGGCGACCGGCGGGGCCTCCTCGCCCGCGGCCAAGGCGGCCCAGGAGGCGTACGACAGCGCCGACAAGTCGACGCTCGACAGCCAACTC